AATTATGGAAGACAACATTCACGAAAACACTGACATTATTGAAGACATCTCACAAATTGATTTGGAGACTTTAGACGACGATAATACAAACTTGGAAGAAGCTAAAAAAGTTAAACCATCCGACATTGATGGAACTGACGATGACTCAAAGGAAGATGACGGCGAAGGTCTTGATGACTTGGGCGACGAAGACTCTGATGTTGATAACGATGGCGAAAGCGATGAAAGCGATGAATATTTAAAAAATCGTAGAAAGAAAGTTGCTGCTAAAATTCAAAAAGAAAAAACAATGAAAAAGGAAGACACTGATCTTGAAGAAGAAGACATTGTAGAAGACATCACCGTCGACTGCACCGACATTAAAACTTTAGTTGAATCTGAAGAAGGTTTAACCGAAGAGTTTAAAGATAAAGCTACAATCATTTTTGAAGCAGCTGTATTGCAAAAAGCAAAAACTATTCGCGAAGAAATTGAAGCAGAATATCAAACACGCCTTGTTGAAGAAACAGAATCAATCAAGTCAACACTTGAAGAACAAGTTGATAATTATTTGACATACGCAGCTGAAAATTGGATGGCTGAAAACGCAGTTGCAATTGAAAGCACACTTCGCACCGAAATTGCTGAAAACTTTATACAATCATTAAAAGATGTATTTGTTGAACATTATGTTGAAGTACCTGAAAGCAAAATTGATGTAGTTGCAGAAATGGAAACATCTATTTCCAAACTACAAGAAGACGCAAATCACTTTGAAAAAATCTCTGAGCAGTTGGCCGAAAAGGTTGAATCGCTTTCACGCGAAAAGGTTATTGCTGAAGTAACCGCCGGACTAGCTGATACTCAAATTGAAAAAATCAAATCTTTAGTCGAAGACATTGAATATCTTGATGAAAATACCTTTACAAAAAAGGTAAGCACCATTAAGGAATTTTACATTACAAAAAATGACAACCTTTTAACTGAAGATGTAGAAGAAAATGTGTATAGCAGCATTGAAACTGTTGTTGAAGGCGACAATCTTGAAGAAAGTGTATCGCCAGAAATGCAAAAGTATCTTGGTGCTATTACGCGTTTGTCAAAAGCCACAACCTCGAATTTATAATATAAGTCTAAAATAAAAGCAGAAAAAAGAAAAAGTATAAATACTATTATGTTTAACTCAGAATTACTAGAAAAAAAATGGGCTCCAATCTTGGAAGCAAAAGACGCTCCTGCATTTAAGGATAACTCCCGCAGAGCAATCACAACCGTTCTTCTTGAAAACCAAGAAAGAGCAATGCGTGAAGAAAACGCACAAGCTGGTTTCCTTGCAGAAGGTAACAGCATTGGTGCAGGTGCTGGCGCAGTTAAGACCTGGGATCCAGTTCTTATCAGCCTTGTTCGTCGTGCAATGCCAAATATCGTTGCTTATGATATTGCAGGTGTTCAACCAATGACCATGCCAACTGGTTTGATTTTCGCGATGCGTAGTCAATATCAAAATGCAGCTGGTGCAAATAGCAATGAAGCGCTATTTAACGCACCAGACACCGCATTCTCTGGAACAGTTACCACTGCACAAGGTGAAGCACTTACCGGAAGTTCTGCTGATACTGTTGGTACCGCTGCTGGTTCAGGTGCACGCACCGTTGCTGGTGGTGGTTTTGGTCAAATGGGATTCACCGTTGACAAGACAACCGTTACTGCTAAGACCCGCGCTCTTAAAGCAGAATACACCATGGAACTTGCTCAAGACCTCAAGGCCGTTCACGGTCTCGATGCAGAAGCAGAACTTGCAAACATTCTTTCTGTCGAAATTCTTGCAGAAATTAACCGTGAAGTTATTAACACCGTTAATGTCAAAGCCATTGATGGTGGCATTTTAGATAACGCTGGGGATGGAACTGGCACCTTTGATATTAACGAAGATGCTGATGGTCGTTGGGCTGTTGAAAAGTTTAAGAGCTTGGTGTTCCAACTTGAACTTGAAGCAAATGCTGTTGCTAAGGCAACTCGCCGTGGCAAAGGTAACGTTGTAATTTGCAGCAGCAATGTTGCATCTGCACTTGCAGCTGCCGGTGTTCTTGACTATGCTCCTGCTCTTGCAACTAATCTAAATGTTGATGATACCGGCAACGTGTTTGCAGGTGTTATTAATGGCCGTCTTAAGGTCTTCATTGACCCATACAGCACTGAAGATTATATCACTGTTGGTTATCGTGGTACAAATGCATATGATGCTGGTATCTTCTATTGCCCATACGTTCCATTGACAATGGTTCGTGCGGTTGATACCGACACATTCCAACCTAAGATTGGTTTCAAGACTCGTTACGGTATGGTTGCAAACCCATTTGCCGGTACTCCTGCAGCGGATGAAGGTAAAGGTGCTGATGGTGCAAACCCATACTTCCGTAGATTTGTTATTACCGGTCTCGGCCAAGGTTCGACAATTCCAACAAGTCCTGCTACTCCTTAAGTATAATTTACTAAGTTAAATTAACAACAAGGGTGTTACTCAAAAGGTAACACCCTTGTTTAGTATATAAATATATCATATGTCTGTTATAAGTTCAAACCAATTACCGCTTACCGGTTTTAAATTAAATATTGGCTCTGATAAGTTTAAAAATTTACAACACTTTGCGGTAAGTGCAACATTTCCATCAGTAAGTGTTGGTGAAGTAATTGCAGGCTATAAAAACTATAATGGGTTTGTATCTGGCGAAAAGTTAACGTACGATCCATTTTCTTTACGTGTAGCTGTTGACGAAAATTTACTTGTCTACGACGAAATTTACTCATGGATGCTGCACAACACAAAGGAAGCAAGTTTGCAAACTCATGATATTACTCTAAACTTTATAAGCAGCCATAATAATATTTCAAAAAGTGTGCTTTTCACAAATGCATTTCCAACAAGTATTGGAGGCATTGACTTAAATGTACAAAATACTGATGTAGAATATGCATACATTGATGTTGCTTTTCGGTATGACTATTTTAAATTTTTAGGATAAAAATATCCTATAAATTATATTATGCTAACGTTAGATGAGATTCTTGCAATGTGGAATGTTGACTCTAAAATTGATGAAACCAATTTGGACACAACATGTATAAAAGGCGCAGTTTTACATGCTAAATATCTTGAATATTATAGCCTTTCAAAACTGCAATATAAAAAAACAGATTTAACGCTTGCCAATCTTAAAAAAGATAAGTGGATGTATTATAATGGTAAGATGACAAAAGAGGAAATGGATCTTAAAAGTTGGCCATATAATCCATTTGGCGCAATGGCAAAACCATTAAAGTCTGAAATGGATATGTTTTATGACACGGACCCAGATATTGTAAAAGTTAAACTGCGTCTTGATTATCTTCAAACCTTAACAGAATGTCTTAAAGATATTTTGGATACTATTAAATGGCGTCACCAAACTATTAAAAATATAATTGATCATCGTCGATTTGTTTCTGGATCATAATATGAATAGCATTACAGTAAAAAAAGTTAACGAAACTGCATTAAAACTTTGGTCTGACGATCACGGTATATTAATGGAGGTTAGCGAGCACTTTACATTTTTTGTAGATGGTTACAAATATATGAAGCTCTTTCGTAACCGCATGTGGGACGGTAAATTTAGAATCTTTAATATTAAAAATGGTATCCTACCATACGGGTTATTGTTAGAGTTATTAAAGTTTGCGGCATCGCGCAACTATAAAGTAATTCTTGATGACCAAATTAAAGAACGTGATATACCATCAAAAGAAGAGCTGCAGCAGTATGCTAACAGTTTAACAGTTATGGACGGTGCAAATAAAATTACACCGCATCATTATCAATTTGACGCGTTTACACATGCTATCAGCGAAGGCCGCAGTTTAATTATTAGCCCAACCGGCTGCTTAGACGGTAATACAATTGTTGATGCCGAAATTAGCGATTAATATATTAAGATTATCCAAAGATATAGAACACTTTGCACTTTTCTTGCGATTATCATTTTCTGATATTATTTCTAAATTGCACGGATGCGCTATTATATTAGGAGAAATACCATCCAAAAAACCACGAAGCACTGAATATTTATGATCTAAATGGAAATCACTAGATCTTTTCGAATCAGGATCAATGATTGATTTATACTTAGCAAAGTTTATAGATGTTAATTTTCGAGTCTTATATGAATATTCCTCTACAGTTTTAGTAAAATTTTCAAGCATAATACCAATAAAGTCCTTTTCTTTGTCAATCAATGATTTGAATAAATCATCCGAATAATCTGATTCAGAAATACCGAGGAAATATGAAACGGATTTAAGAAAACTCGGGCTTTTCTTAAATTTTATAAGAAGCTGTTCTGAATATGACTTTTCACCTAAAGTTTTTTGCCATTTGGCCTGGCGGTCGTTCCAAATGTCTAATCCAATTTCCTTTCCGTGTTTACTTATACATTTTTCTTTAGAAAAAGTACGTTGTCTTTCCTTTAATATAGCATTGGCTTCTTCTAATGAATGACCTTTTTTTGTGTAATAATCAACTCGCGTGTTATAATTAACTCCTTCTATAAATTCGCTCCTTTTGTCTTTAGCAATTTCTGCATTATTATATTTTTTCATAAAATACTCAATTGATCTGGTATCACAGTAATCGGGATTTTCATCCATAAATGTGCGCATACTTTTAGTCTTTCTAGCACAATATTCTTTATATTTTAATTCAGCGTCAGGTAAAATTGTTTTAAATTTTTCTAAAGTTATTTTATCCTTATGTGATCGGTAATTCCTAAATTTTTCAAGGAAGTCAGATTGTCCGATAATTTCAACCGGATCCCAATTATTTTTAATTATAGTTTTATAAAAAGAGTTGATTGATGATATGACTTTTCTATATTCACTATTAATATTAGGCAATTCATCTATTTCATCGTATAGTTGAATATTCAATTTCTTTATAATTTCTAGTGTATTTGAATTTTCTTTTCCTAATTTATTGTGCTTTACTTTTTTCATATAAATACCATTACCAGTTGGATTAACATTATTTATAAAAATGAGTATTTCAAAACACACCTTTAAAGAGCTATATGACGCGTATCATGCAGGAAAAACTATAAAATTGACCACTCCAGATGGACTGAAAAGAGTAATAGGCGCATACATTAAATATGGTCCTGGCTTAACAGTTATTTTTAATGACAATACATTTTTTACAGGATCGGTAAATCATCTGGTTATGCGTGATAATGATTTTGTAAAACTATCAGAATTAAAAGTAGGTGATGTATTGACTAATAAGCCTCACAAAATTACAAGCATAAACAAAGTTCCTCCTCAAGAATGGTATGATTTTAGCCTTGATTACGAAAAAGAATGCTATTATCAAAACGATGTTATTCATCACAATTCAGGAAAATCCCTCATAATTTACATGATGATACGTTGGTATTTAGAAAATTATGACGATGAT